CTTAAGAAGTATGTAATACTGCCCTGTTTCCTCATTCATTTCCAGACCTAATCCATACGTTCCATACGCATTCTCCTTGTTTCTTACTTGATTGACAACTCCCCTTTGTCTCTTTTATTATACACGAAAGAGAATATGTCTGGAATACGAATCAAAAATTTTCTTTGATAGCTTTTTCATAAATGAGGAATAAAATCATTCGCACTTCATTGCTATTTTTTATTAATTATAGTAAAATTGGTATAGTTTGATTCCATAGGAATCGTATTAAAAATGAATGAAAATAAAGGAAGTGCAAAAAATGGAAACTATCGGAAGAAATGATGCATGCTGGTGTGGCAGTGGAAAAAAATACAAAAAATGCCACTGTCAGTTTGATGAGAAATTAAAAGAATTACAGCAAGAAGGACATATCATCCCATCTCACGATATGATCAAAACTCCAGAACAGATTGAGAAGATCAAAGAAAGTGGAAAAATCAATATCGCTGTTTTGGATTATGTTGCAGAGCATATTAAAGCGGGAGTTACAACACAGCAGATTGATGACTGGGTATATGAACAGACAACATCCCGCGGTGCAATCCCTGCTCCATTAAATTATGAGGGATTTCCTAAGAGCGTTTGTACTTCAGTGAATGATCAAGTATGCCACGGAATTCCTTCAGAAGATGTCGTTTTACAGGAAGGTGATATCATCAACGTCGATGTTTCTACGATCTATCATGGATATTTTTCAGATTCTTCTCGTATGTTCTGTATTGGTGAAGTTTCTAAAGAAAAGAAAAAATTAGTTGATGTTACAAAAGAATGTGTTGAGATTGGTCTTAAGAATGTAAAACCTTGGGGACTTCTCGGCGATATGGGACATGCTGTGCATATGCATGCTGTAGAAAATGGCTACACTGTTGTCAAAGAAATCGGTGGGCATGGTGTTGGTCTTCAGTTCCATGAAGATCCTTATGTAAGCTATGTTTCTGAACCTGGTACTGGTATGGTTATGGCTCCTGGTATGATGTTTACGATCGAACCAATGGTTAATATGGGTACCG